GAAGGCTTGTTGTGGGTTATGGTACGTTCCATCTGGCTTTTGGGTTTTACGGAAAGCGAGATAAGCTGTGAAGGCTGCACGGAGGGTTTGGAACACACTGGTTGCTGAGCATCCAGATCCGTGACTTGGTCCTTGATCGAATGTGGTTCCATGTGGAAGGAATCCAGTATTGTCGACGTTGGTTTTGAGTAATTCATTCAAGTGAGTTCGGTGACTTGGGAAAGCCCGCATCATTATGGCACGCTCAACCTTGCGGATGCAATAGGTGATTGTACCGTCCATACGGTGATAATCTGATATGTTGACAAAGGCGGCACTACTACAAATTTCTACCACGCGGTAAGCAATTTGTTTAGGTGTCATGCCGGGGGCATACCAGTTAAACCTCTTTAGATGTTCGGAGAGGGCAGTAGCGTATGTGGCCATATCCAGCTTGTCGGCGTCATTGTATGTAGAAATGTTCCTAGGGTCTTTCACGTTTGAATACGCTTCAGCTTTAAGGAAACACTTTAATACTCGGGATCTAGTGGGGCCATTAACAACCGCTTTTTCTAAGCTCAACCGTTGGGCCGGACTCTTTTGCTTGTCAAAGATAACTTCAAAAGGAGAAGGGTGTAATGTTTGGTCGCATATCAATGAGGCGAATTCTTCCATGCATCTGTCGCGAAAGTTGTTATACTTCGGTTCCGGACGACGTAGCGTGTTGATTCTCCCATCGACGCAAGCTTGCTCGGCTGCCTTATTGTTAGCTGGAGCGAAAGCTGCATGTACCAGGGGGCTCATGAATGCTTGAAGTTTGGCGCGGTCATCTTGATGGTATGTGTTAGTATTGTAATGATAGGTTCTAACTGCATTTTCTACAGGAAAAACGTAAGGAGCTGAGGAATGGGAGGCCACACGATGGTAGTCTGTCAGCACGGCAGCATTATGACGGTCAGTCACCCACGAATGAGTAGTCGGTAGCATAAGCTTGGTGGTTCCCAGCTTGGATATCGTTGCAATAGCATCGTCATCACGCGCAGGCACAGTGGCGCTCAAAAATTGGTCAGGTCGGGAGGTAGTATAAAACAGCTCACCGGTGGGCTTAACAACATTGAAGCGTATGAAAGTCTCACCTTGATGCTTTTGCACTGGGTTAAAACGTTTCAGGGGTTTATGATCTAGGATAGAAGTAGCCAAAAGCGCAGCCAACCATTTGAATTTCCTTATAGGAGAAAACAAAATCAATTGTCTATGATCAGTGACTTGCTTTCTTTCGATTGCATAGACGATGGTACGGTAGGGAAAGCATAGAAACCTTTTACTTACTAAGCAAGAGTCTTGGGCATAATCCCACAAATAGTGTTCATAAGTGCCTCCTCCTGCTATGATGGTTTTAAG